AGTAAAAGCTTGATATTAAATACTGAAATATTTAATCATGGATATATTAATCGCAAAGCTATTATTATCTCTACTCCTATTGATAATATACATAACCTACAAGAAGGTCAGGAAGTGATTGTGCATCACAATATATTCAGACGGTGGCACAATGTTAAAGGTGTTGAAAAAAACAGTAGAGGTTTTTTAAGCGAAGGAGAATACTTGGCTTCGCCTGATCAGATATACATGTACAAGACTTTGACTTGGGAGTGTGTTAACGGTTTCACCTTTGTTAAGCCTTTAAAGAATAAGGACAATTTCTCTCTAGAACCCGAGCAACCACTAATCGGTGTAGTGAAATACTCTGATGGTAGATTCTTACCTACGCAGTTAGTAGGCTTTAAACCTAGTAGTGAATTCGAGTTTGTGATCGATGGAGAGAGACTGTACAGAGTTATGAATAGTTTTATTACAATTGAATATGAATATAAAGGAAACGAAGAAGAGTATAATCCAAGCTGGGCACAGAGCCGTTGAAGAGCTAATCAAGGTTGCTAAAGAAGCTATTGTTGATTCTGATGATGATATATCTGCAGATAGACTTAAGAATGCTGCAGCTACTAAAAAGTTGGCTATATTCGATGCTTTTGAAATATTAAACCGAATCGAAGAGGAAGAGAGAGTTATTAAAGATTTAGAGAAGTCAAAGCAAGATATAAATAAGCCTAAGTTCCAAGGATTCGCAGAAGGAAGGAGTAAGTAATGTACGAACAGACACTTTATAAAATAGTAGAACCAGTTAAGCTTACCACCATCAAGAGATTGAACAAGGGTAAGAAATGGAAATATGGTTATGACAAGGAGAGTGATATAGTAGTTATATCTAAATCTGGTCAGATAGGTGAGATTGTAGAGATACAGGGTTTAAAGATAGCATTACCTAAAGTACCTAAAGAAGTTTTTAGTTGTTCTAAAGATAAACGTGAGCAGAAGTGGAGAAGGTTCGAACCTAACCCTGCTTTCAAAAAGATTAAAACTAGATTTGATTGGGATGCTTACCCAAAAGAATTTAAAGAGTTACATTATAAATATATAGACCAAGAGTTCAATAGAAGAGATAATGGTTTTTGGTTTATGAATAGTGGCACACCTACTTGGATACCTGGTAGTTACTATATGTACTTGCAATGGAGTAAAATAGACGTTGGTGCTCCAGACTTCAGAGAGGCTAACAGGCTTTTCTTTTTGTTTTGGGAGGCTTGTAAAGCTGATCAGCGTTGCTACGGTATGTGCTATTTAAAGAATAGGCGTTCAGGTTTTTCTTTCATGAGTTCGGCTGAAACCGTTAACTTAGCTACTTTAGCAAGTGATAGTAGATTTGGGGTGTTATCTAAAAGTGGTGGTGACGCAAAGAAAATGTTTACAGATAAAATAGTACCTATAAGTATTAATTATCCTTTCTTTTTCAAACCCATACAAGACGGTATGGATCGCCCGAAGTCAGAACTAGCTTACCGTATCCCAGCTAAGAAGTTCACCCGTAGAAAAATGGGGGTTCACGAAGAGCAAGACGATATGGAAGGTCTTGATACTACTATCGACTGGAAGAATACTGGCGATAATAGCTATGATGGTGAGAAACTTTCTCTGTTAGTACACGATGAGAGTGGTAAGTGGGAGAGGCCTGATAATATTCTTAATAACTGGCGAGTAACTAAAACGTGTTTAAGGTTAGGTGGTAGAATAGTTGGTAAGTGTATGATGGGTTCAACATCAAATGCACTAGATAAAGGTGGTGATAACTTTAAAAAACTGTACAATGATTCAGATGTCACGAGACGAAATAGAAATGGCCAGACAAAGTCTGGTTTATATTCTTTGTTTATCCCAATGGAATGGAACTATGAAGGCTTTATTGATGAGTACGGACTTCCAGTATTTGATACGCCAAGCAATGAAAGGCGAGGACCTCATGGTGAATTAATAGATATAGGTGTTGTAGATTATTGGGAGAACGAGGTTGACGGTCTGAAAGACGACCAAGATGCTTTAAATGAATTTTACAGACAATTTCCTAGGACGGAAGAGCATGCATTCAGAGATGAGACGAAGAATAGTTTGTTTAATCTTATAAAGATATACGAACAGATAGACTATAATGAAGGGAACAGAAACTCTTCAGTGCTAAACACTGGTAACTTTCAATGGGAGAATGGTGTTAAAGACACTAGGGTTACGTTTAACCCAGACCCTAACGGTAGATTTAAAGTCAGTTGGGTTCCTAACAAGGGGATGCAAAATAATGTTATATTAAAGAATGGAGTTAAATACCCTGGAAACGAGCACGTTGGTGCGTTTGGTTGTGATAGCTATGACATTAGTGGTACTGTGGATGGTAAAGGATCTAAAGGAGCGTTACATGGATTAACTAAGTTTAGCATGGAAGATGCCCCAGCTAACACATTCTTTCTAGAGTACATTGCTAGACCTCAGACCGCGGAGATATTTTTTGAGGATGTTTTAATGGCATTAGTATTTTACGGAATGCCTATACTTGCTGAAAACAATAAGCCTCGTCTATTGTATTATTTAAGACGTAGAGGTTATAGAGGTTTCAGCATGAATAGACCTGATAAAATTTGGAATAAACTATCCGTGGCTGAAAGAGAGGTAGGTGGCATACCAAACTCTAGCGAAGACATAAAACAAGCTCATGCCGCCGCTATTGAAATGTACATCAACGATCATGTAGGTTTACTTCAAGATGGTACTTATGGTACTATGTACTTTAACGAAACTCTAAATGATTGGAGTAGGTTTGACATAACTAAGAGAACAAAGTATGATGCATCGATTAGCACGGGGCTAGCTATAATGGCTTGCAACAAGCACAAGTACCGACCAAACCCCGAAGTAAAGAAACAACCATTAGGTATAAGCATATCTAAATACACTAACACCGGATTTAATTCAACAATAATAAAAAAATAAATTATGGCAGAGTCTGTTGTAAAGAATTTTCCTTCGCAAGCAGTAAGTGATTTAGAGAAGATGACCCGAGAGTACGGGTTGAAAGTAGCTAGAGCTATAGAGCATGAGTGGTTTTCCAATGCTACATCTAAGTACAACAATAATCTTAATAACTTTCATAAGCTACGGTTATATGCTAGAGGAGAGCAGCCTATACAAAAGTATAAGAATGAGTTATCTATAAATGGTGACTTAAGCTATTTAAACTTAGATTGGAAGCCCGTGCCTATAGTTCCTAAATTTGTGGACATCGTTGTTAATGGTATGGCACAACGGACCTATGATATTAAAGCTTACTCGCAAGACTCTCATGGCGTGGGTAAGAGAACTGAGTACATGGAGTCTATGCTTAGAGATATGCAGTCTAAAGAATTCAATGATGTAGCTCAGCAGAACTTCAACATGAATCTCTATGAAAATGATAAGGAAACTTTACCAGACACAGAAGAGGAATTAGCGTTACACATGCAGCTTAATTATAAGCAAGCTGTGGAACTAGCTGAAGAGCAAGCTATTAATGTACTGATGGAGGGTAGTAAGTTTGATCTTATAAAGAGGAGAGCTATATACGACTTGGCAACTATAGGTATCGGCGCTACGAAAACTACGTTTGATTGGAGTGATGGAGCTAAGATACAGTATGTAGACCCAGCAAATCTAGTTTATTCATATACTGAATCTCCTTACTTCGAAGATATATATTATGTTGGAGAAGTAAAAGATATTCCGATAAACGAATTAGTCAAAGAGTTCCCTAATCTTTCTGAGTCTGAGATTTATGAAATAGTGGAAGGGTCTAAAAGTTCTGCTAGGTTAGCGAATCAGTACAACGGAGATAAAAATAAAATTAGTGTATTATATTTCAATTATAAAACACATAAGAATAATACTTATAAACTAAAGGAAACTGGCACTGGTGCTGATAAGGTTATAGAGAAAGACGATACCTTCAACCCACCGATGGATATGGATGGTAATTTCTCTAAGTTAGAGAGAGTTATGGAGTGCCTGTACGAAGGTGTGTTAGTATTAGGTACTGATAAGCTGTTAAAGTGGGAGATGGCTAAAAATATGCTTAGGTCTAAATCCAACTTTGATAAGGTTAAAATGAATTATAGTATCGTTGCGCCTAGAATGTACAATGGTAAAATAGAATCTATAGTTAGTAGAATAACTGGGTTTGCTGATATGATCCAGTTGACACATTTAAAGCTACAGCAAGTTCTATCTCGCATGGTACCAGATGGAGTTTACATGGACGCTGATGGTTTAGCTGAGATTGATTTAGGTAACGGTACAAACTACTCCCCACAGGAAGCTTTAAATATGTTCTTCCAAACAGGTAGTGTTATTGGTAGAAGTTTTACTTCCGAAGGTGATGTAAATCCTGGTAAAGTACCAATACAACAAATACAAA